AAGCTGGGGGGGTAGGTAATGGCTGGAATGTTTCAAGGCGGGCCGCTTGGCAAAATAGGCCGGATGATAGGGCAAAAAGGTATCGGCGGACGCTTGATCGGTGCTGCCACTGGCGACAAAGAAAGGGGCGCTGATCTGTTTGGCGTCTTTGCAAAAGACCCAGCGAATCCTTACGCCCCGCGAACTACCCAGGTCGATCCGAAGGCCAAGCCAAAATCGGAGCCAAATAGGAGAGGCGTTCGCCGCCGGGTCACATCGCCGCGAGTGAATTCTGTTTTAACCCCAGACTCAACACGTACTCAATATGACCTTGTTGGAGGGAAATAATTATGGGGAGTCTATTCGGCGCAAAACCGCCGCCAGTTCCGCCACCGCCAAAGCAGCCTGATTACGAAGGAATACGCCGATCACAGCGGCGCTCAGCAGCGGCACGTAAGAACACTGGCCGCGCGTCAACAGTATTAACAGGCGACGGTAAGCTCGGCGGGTGATTACACCCTCTGCAATGAAATCTCTGGTCGGCCGGGGGAATACCCTATTCGGCCGGCGCCAGACGTTGATGACGCTCTGGCAAGAGATTGCGGATAACTTTTATGTCGAGCGCGCAGATTTCACTCGATTCAGAATCCTTGGCGAAGAATTCGCTGACCATCTTCATTCCAGTTACCCGTTGCTGGTTCGCCGCGAGCTGGGCAATGCCTTCTCCAGTATGTTACGGCCGCTAGGGATTAACTGGTTTGATATCACTATTGAGGATGATAAAGATTTAAGCATCGCAGCGCGTGAGTGGCTGGAAATGGCTACCTATCGCCAGCGCCAAGCAATGTATGACAGGCGTGCTTTATTCACGCGCGCAACTAAAGAAGGCGACCATGATTTTGCTGCATTTGGCCAGTGCATTATTGAGCGTGAGATTGATTGGCAGAAAACCCCGCCGGCGCTGCTGTACCGATGCTGGCATTTGCGCGATGTCGCGTGGGCAGAGAAATACGATGGAGCGATAGGCGAGATCCACAGGAAATGGAAGCCAAGTATTTCGACACTGGTAAGGGCGTTCCCAAACACGGTGAGCGAGGTACTGAAGGAGCGAGTGGAGAAAACGCCGCAGGCAGAAGTGGATTGCCGGGTTATTACGATAGAAACAGAAGAATTGCACGATGAGCTGCTGATGGGTGAATTTCAGCATCCTTGGGCGAAAATCATTATTGACGTGCAGAACGATACGGTCTTGCTGCACGATGGCCGCTGGACATCCGGCCTTACGATACCGCGCTGGCAAACTGTGTCTGGATCGCAGTACGGGTATTCGCCGGCCACGGTTGCCGGTCTGCCAGACGCACGGTTGATTCAGGCCATGACTCTGACGCTGCTCGAAGCCGGAGAAATGGCGGTGCGGCCAGCAGTGATCGCTTCTCAGGACGTGATTCGCTCAGACATCAATCTGTATCCCGGCGGTATTACGTGGGTTGATGCAGACTACGATGAGCGTAAAGGCGAAGTGCTCCAGCCGATCACGCAGGACTTACGCGGTATCGGCGGTATCGGTTTTGATATGCAGGAAGATATGCGCGCGCAGCTCTCGCGAGCCTTCTACCTGGATAAGCTATCTCTGCCAGACCCCGGCCAAGGCGGCATGAGCCCGTTTGAAATGAACGAGCGCATCCAGCAGTACATCCGCGATGCGCTGCCATTGTTCGAGCCAATGGAAGTTGAATATAACGGCGGGCTATGTGAGGACACGTTTGATGCCTTGATGCACGCTGGGGTATTTGGGCCGCCGAGTGACGTACCGCGCGAGCTGCGCGGGGCGAATATCCGGTTCCGGTTCACTTCTCCGTTACACGACTCAGAGGATCGCAAGCAAGCCGCGACCTTCATGGAAACGGCGGAACTATTACGGGTGGCCGTTGAAATGGACCCAACTTCGCAGTTCAATCTGGATTCTAGGGTGGCGCTGCGGGATGCAATGAAGGGCATGGGAGTGCCGGCAACGTGGATGCGCACACCAGAAGAAGTAGATGAAGCCGGCGACGAAATGGCGCAGATGCAGAACATGGCAGAGCAGGCGCAAATGGCACAAGAGGCCGGCGCCGCTGTGGAGCAGGTAGGTAAGGGTGGGGAAGCCATAAAGCAACTAACTAACGAGGCCGCATGACGCAGAAGAAAAACGAAGATCCGCTGACATTGGCGGGGAAAAATGTACTGGCCCGACCGGATTATTCACCATTCATAGTCACAGCTCTGCGCGCACTGGCCAACGGGACCGCTAATGCGCATCAGCAAAAAGAAGCTCTGGACTACATTATTTATCAGGTCTGTGGTACATATGATTTGGCGTACAGGCGAAATGAGCGCGATACGAATGTTGCCCTTGGTAAACAGTTCGCTGGACAGACGCTCGTATTTTTATTGAATGAGGCCGTGGTGAGCAAAGAAAGTCTGGATAAACAATCGGCCCGACAAGCAGGAGAGCAACCCAATGTTGATTAACCAATGGCATAAACAGCAGGAAGAAACCACAGAGGTAACAGCCGGAGGTGGCGGAGAGCAAGTTACGGAGCCAGTTACGGAGCCAGTTACGGAGCCGACGACGGAACAGCCGTGGCGCGCTGAATTTGCTGGCGAGGATGATAAATATGCTCGCGATCTTGAGCGATACGCGAGCCCAGCCGATGCGATGCGGGCCGGATACGAAGCCCGCGGACGTATCCGCGCTGGCGATGTTCTGAAGCCTCTGGCAGAGGACGCAAGCGACGAAGATAAGGCCGCGTTCCGCGAGCAGCAAGGGCTACCGGCAGAAGCGGCCGGGTATTTTACTGATCTTCGAGACGGGCTGGTGATTGGCGAGGACGATAAGCCCATGTTCGAGGACTTCGCAGGGATGATGCACGAACACAATGCTCCGACAGAGTTGGTTCATTCGGCAATCGAATGGTACAACGGGCTACAAGAGAAAAATGATTTAGCAGTAGCGGAGCTGGATAACTCTGATCGTCAAGAATTCGAGGATGACAAGCGCCTTGATTGGGCCGGAGATTATCGGGCCAACATCAATGTCGTTAATGCCTTTATTGATGGAACCTTCTCCGAGGCCGATGCTACGGCGCTGCGCAATGCGCGAGGCCCAGATGGGAAAGCGTTGTTCAATATGCCCGGAATAATGGACGGGCTGGTGAAAGTCGGTCGCATGATGAATCCTGGCTCAGCCATTTTGCCGGCTGGCGTAAGCGATCTCGGGAAAGGGATGAAGGAACGCATTGCTGAAATAGAGAAGGTGATGAGTACAGATCGTCCCACATACAACAAAGATCAAGAAATGCAGAAAGAGCTTGAAAGCCTATATGAAGCGCGCCTGCAAATGGAAGCGCGAGAGAAAAACGCGGCCTAGTTGACACGGCGGATTTTGTTGGCGCATAATCCGCCTGTGTCCGGCCACCCCGCCTAGCGGCCCCGGACACGGCACGCCAAAACACGGCCCTGCCCAGTTTCAAGTCGGCCCCCAGTCACGGGCTACTCCGGCCAAACTGCCAGCAGCTACCCCGATGTTAAGGAATTATTTTTAATCCTTTTCTATGGGAGAGCTTGTCATGGCAGAAACCGCCTTTCAAATTCAATATAGACAGGAATTCATTGCTGGCTTTGAGCAACTTCAGTCGATCGTGCGTATGACGACTACGACTGAGGCTGTTATCAAAGGTAATCAGGCGACATTCCTTATCGCGGATTCTGGGCCGAATGAAACGGCAAAGACTCGCGGTGTTAACGGCTTGATCCCGGCTCGCGGTGACAACCTGACGCAACCAGTGGCAACTCTGGTTGAATGGCATGATCTGGTCCGTAAGACTGGGTTTAACGTGTTCGCGTCTCAGGGCAACCAACGGGCGATCATGCAGCAAACATCAATGGGCGTTGTTAATCGAAAGATTGATAACGACATCATCACAGAGCTTGACACGGCTACGCTGACAACTGGCGTCGCTGCTGCCCCAAGCCTTTTGATGTGTCTCACGGCTAAGTCTGGTCTCGGCAACAACGATGTTCCGTTCGATGGGAATATCTGCGCGTTGATAACTCCGGGGTTCGAGGGCGAGTTGATGGAAAGTGTGCCGCAATTTGCGAGCGCAGATTACATCAACTTGAAGCCTTATCCTGATGCGGGGCCAGCTTGGGACGACAGCCCCGGATACTGGAAATGGTTGGGCGTGAAATGGATCGTACATCCAAACCTCTCGGGGGCCACCACGGTCTCTGCAACCAATCATATGTACCACAAGTCGGCTATCGGCCATGCGTACAACTCGGATGATCTTCAGGCTCTCGCCGGTTACGACGAGGAACAGGATTATTCGTGGGCACGCACGTCGATTTTCATGGGCTCCCAGATACTACAAAACAGTGGTATCGCCAAGATGCTCACGATCGATAACGTGATGGTACTTTCCTAAGCCTCGGCTTAACTTTACAGGAGGCATGAAATCATGGCTTATGATGCAAACAATCTGAATCAGTGCTTTGTGCGCGTTGGCTCTGGTGAGGGAGGGGCAAATGCTGGGTTCGGCGTTGGTATGTGGACATACCGCAGCGCGGAGGCGTTAGCAACCGTTATCGCGGATAACTTCATTACCGATGGTGGCGATCAAGGCATAAAGGTGGGCGATGCGATTTTGTTCATCGAAACCGCCAGTGGCGGCACTTGGGCAGAAGTCGATACGGTATCGGCTGCTGGCCTTGTAGCCGTTAGCGCGTTAAGCGGAATGACCTAAGCCGAATTTGGCATAAGGTCAAGAAAGGAAGTAATATCAGGGGCAGCTCCTATGGGGCTGTCCCTTTTATTTTGGAGAATCCAGATGGCAAAGCAAAAAAATAAGTCAGAACTTCCAGCTCCAGTAACACAAGTACCAAGCCCCGCGCCAAAGGCCAAAAAACCTGAACCGGCCGCTGTAACTGAGATCAGCAAAGATCCATTGCCTTTGACGCTCAGTCGATTTGGCTTAGCAGAAGAACGGCGCAATATTTGGAAAGCGCGCCCCAAGCACGGTACAGAACCAGAAGATTTATTGGTGCCGGCATATTGGCAGCACGTTGGCGAACTGATGAACGTCACAGATGAAATTACCGCGATGGCAGAGGACGGATCATGGTACTGCAAATATCTGGTGTTGAGCGCGGGGAGGTTATATGCCCATGTAGCTATGCTGGAGCCCGGCCCCACGCAACTAGATCCTGATGTGGAGCGGTCAACAGACAGCGCCGCTCTTGCTGGCTATCGGTTCGAGTATGCCGGAGAGACTGAAAAATGGCGCGCTTTACTCGATGGGAACGTCCTGAAATCAGGGTTCCGCAATGAATCAAGCGTGCGTGCATGGGGGCGCGAGCACGCTCTTATTCTCCAGCAAGGGCAGAAAAAGATCGCTGCCAAGAGAGCAACTTTGTAACGGGAGAACACCATGACGGATCGGCTGTCACTTTACAATGGGGCCCTCGCCGTAATGGGCGAGCGCACCTTGGCCAACCTGACAGAAAATCGCGAGCCCAGACGCAAGCTAGATGATGTCTGGGAGAGGGATTTCGTTGATACCTGCCTCGAAGAAGGGCTATGGAACTTCGCGTTCCGATCCGTCGCGCTCAGCTTTTCTCCAAGTGTCTCGCCAGCGCCTTTTGGGTATGTCAATGGCTTTGACAAGCCAACAGACTTTATTAGGACGGCCGCGGTCACGACTGATGAGTTTTTCAAAATCCCGCTGCTTGAATACCAGGAAGAAGTGGGGTTCTGGTTTGCGCAGGTCGATTTGCTGTACGTCCGCTATGTCTCAAACGATGTTGAATACGGGCTGGATTTTTCCAAGTGGCCGCGTAACTTCACCCGCTTTTCCGAGCATTTGCTGGCCTACCTGACCGCGCCAACGATTCGCGGCATTGAAGTTGATATTAAGACGATTAAAGAGGATTTGAAGGAATGGCGCCGTAAAGCCAAGGCCGTCGATGCAATGGAGCAGCCAGCCCGGTTCGCTCCGCCGAGTTCGTGGACTCGATCGCGGCAACAGCGGCGTGGAGATCGCGGCAACCGAAGCCAGTTGATCGGTTGATATGGCCAAAGACGAAAAACAATTACTCGCGTTCAACCGCGGCGTCGTTTCTAAGCTAGGGCTGGGCCGGCTCGATATCGCGCGTATGGGGATGTCTGCCGAAAAGCAGACAAACTGGATGCCGCGCGTTCTCGGGTCGATGATGCTCCGACCGGGGCTCCAGCATATTGGTGAGTCCAGAGGTGTTGGTATTGAAACGCTGGTAAAGCCATTCATTTTTAATCAAAACGATAGTGCGATCCTTGAATTCTCCACTAACACCATGCGCGTGTGGGTAAATGATGCGCTGGTAACTCACGATCAAACAACCGATGACACAGTTATAGTCAATGGCAATTTCTCAACCGGGATTGATTTAGGCAACTGGGTAAAAGCCAATGAGGCTGGGGCCACTTCGACGATAAGTGGCGGTTGGCTCAGAATGTCCGGCACCGGCACCAACTTTGCCCGGACTCGACAAGAAGTAACTATTTCCGGCGGTGACTCGGCAAAACTTCATTCATTTGAGGTTACGGTGATAAAGGGGCCGGTATTCCTGCGTATTGGCACAACGGCTGGGGCGTCGGACATTTATTCTGAGCAGGAATTAGGTAGAGGCCGTCATCAGCTACGATTTACGCCGGGCGTTACAACCGTACATTTCGAGCTTTCATCGGTACGGAACTATGAAACTCAGGTGGACTTTTGCCGTATTGTTAGTTCGGCCACAGAATTTATGTCGATACCAGAGGCATGGTCTGGTTCTCAGCAACTTGCGGATATGCGGTTTTCGCAATCTGGAGACGTTATTTTTATGACGTGGGGCTTCCAAGCCCGCCGCATTGAGCGACGAGAAAACGATCAGTGGAGCGTCATTTTTTATGACACAGAAAAAGG